GTTGATGACGATGGAGACGGTGGACTGCGGAACCCAAGCGAGGGCTTCCGGAAGGAGCGCTTCGACGCGCCCGAAGAAGCGGTTGCGGAAGCCGAAGGCGTTGCGAACCTCGCGGCGGGAAGCAAGCTGAGCCTCGGTGCGACGATGCCAGTCTTTAATGCCGGGGTGAGCGGAGAACCAATTGCGCTGCATCAGCTCGCTTTGGTGGACGGTGAGGCCACAGTTCAGGGCCATCGTACGAGGGGAACCGCCGTAGTTGCTGTTCCCCGTTACGCTTATCTTACCTTCATGTCGAACGAGCCAGAAGCCTGTTGGTGTAACGGGACAATAAACTAACTGTCCCTCACAGGGTAAACTTGTTACGGAAGCAGAGGACAGTCGCCATTCTACACGGTTGTTTAGAGAGAAACGGTACAAACGCTGTCTTCCAGCTCTATCTATAAAATTAAGCTGCGACCCGAAGCCATGCAGGTGGGCAAGTGTTTGGGAGTACTCAGCATGCGTTTGTATTATACTACTCATCCATTTTCCGCCTGTGCTCCCCGCATGGCCATCCCAATAGACCTGTTCTGCAAGATACGCAACAGCGGATTTATGCTCCCACTGCAAGCAATGGCTGGTAAGGTATTTTCCATGCTTGGTGAAGCAGAGGGCGGAAGCTGATGGAATGTAAAAATTACCTTGGGAATAGGTATAAAGTTTTCCTTGCAGGAGTTGGTGCATACGTTCAATTTTCCGCTCCTTGTGAAAGCGAAATCTTACATTTCCGTAAGAATCCTCCGACCCATCTGCCGCAAAAGCCGCTAGGAGCTCTGGCGCTTCGAGAACCGTTGAACCAGAGTAAATTACAACTTTTGGAAGCCTCGCTGATGCTGGAAGTCGGCAAGCTGCCGCCGTTTTGTACCCTTTAAGGTCAGTCCTATAAGGCATAGTATGGTCGGCGGTAACTATCTGCGACACGGCTTCGCCTTTAAAATGAAGTAATGATGTTTGGGCTGGAGCTCTGTACCATTCTTCGATAGGGGAGAACCTTGCCGCCCCACCATCGATATTGCAGGTAAGGATGCTCTGTCCGTTAGGGCAATCTTCGATAGGCTTCCAGCCCTCTGGTGTAAGAACCTCGTGTCCAGCCGTTACACAGCCGTGGACGAACATCTTAGCCATCTGCCGTTCCTTGTACTCGATTCTATCCATCGGCTTGTTGAAGATGGCGGAAGCATTGAGGCGGTGGAGGTCGATACCCTCGCGAACGGCTTGGCGGAGGTCGTCGTCGTCAGCTTCCCAGATAACCACCATCAAGTCGGCTCGGTCAAGGTCGATGTCGAAGTAGGTATAGCCGGGGTCTGGCACGAACATCTTCCGCATATTGGGGACAATTATCTGGCGGTGGCCGGCGGCGGCGAGCTTCTTCTTCTTCTCGATAGCGTCTTCGTCGTCACCCTTAGGGATGTTCTGGAGATTTCCACCGGAACCGAAGGCGTTCTCGCCGGAGGCAAAGCGGTAGGTTACTGTTCCCGCGATGTTGTAGTAGCAACGCATCCGCTTATCGATATCGAGCGGCATTGTGGCGAAGGTGGAGAGGAGAACGCTGGCGGAGCGGATTGCCTGAATGCGCTCGCAAAGGCCGGCAACGAGCGGTTCTTTTTTCGGGAAGGCAAGGAGGGCGTCGTCGTCGGTGGTAGGGCGATGCGTCTTTCGGTTCTTCACAACGGGAAGGCCGAGCTCGGAATAGAAAAGAGCCGCAACCTGCTTTGGAGAGGCAAGGTTGATGGGGTAGCCAACTATCTGATTAATTTCCCCTTGCACCTCCGCGATGTAAGTCATGAGCTCCATACTTATCTGGGCTTTCAGTTTTTCGTCAATGCGAACGCCTCGCAGCATCATCATCACAACCGCGCGCCAGAGCTTGCGGAGGAAAGCGTACTGCTCGGTTAACTGTTCGCTGACGAGCAACCGCTCCTCGACTTCGCAGACTTCGAAGGTGTTCGTGCAGTCATCGCAGTTATAAATCCAATACTGCTCTTCGTCGATGGAAGCATCCCAGGCCTTCCCGTCGTCCTTCCAGTAGACGTAATGCTTGCAATACATTGAGGCGAGGAAGTCGAGCGACTTCTTCATGGAGGAGAAAAGGGTGTGCTGCATAACCATCGTGTCGAAGTAAAGGTTCGGAATGTAACCGTCCTGCAAGGCAATGTATTGGGCATCGTAGGCAAAGTTCTGCCCGATGACCCTGACGTTCGGATGGGTGAGGAGAATGCGGAGTTTGCGGCGGAGGGCGAATTCTTCCTCGAACGACCAGTAGGAGCCCTTAACCCCCTTGACTGCCATGTAAGGGATGCAAAGGGCTTCCGTGGTGCTCCACGCGATTCCTATGCATGCTATCTGCCGTGCGCGGGTCTCGATGTCGCAGGCAAGCCTCATCGGGCCACTGTCGGCGCGAAGGATTAGTTGGGCTAGCAAACCGGATGCGGTGGCGAAGGATGGGCGAACGTAGTAATGCTTCTCGTTGAGGGGCCAGTCCGTTGTCTTCGAAGCGTGAAGCGCCCTTGCCATGTCGCGAGTAGCAATTGGCCTCCACTCCCACATGCGCATAATTGCGGCAGGATGGTATGTCGGGACGAGCTTGCGGGAACCGAACTGGGGCAGAGTGCGGAGGAGCGAACCGCGCCACTTGCTAACGGAGGTAAGACCGGTGAGAGCGAAAAGGGCGGTATTGCCGAGGGCCAGGATGACGGTCGGGTTGACCTCCGCTACCTCCCGCGCAAGTTCCTCGAGGGAGGGGAGGAACTCCGCCTTTATCTTCGTGCACTTCTTGTCGGAGAAAAAATGCCCCACGTCGTTAGCGGGAGGCTGTGTCTTGAATACGGTGGTGAGGTAACACTCGGTGCGAATGATTCCAACTTCGTGGAGCATATTGGTTAGCTCCCGGCCGCCGGCGCTGACGAACATTTCGCGTTTCAGCATATCTTCGCCGAAGGGCGCTTCGCCAACTATCATAATGGTCGCTGGCTTAGGGCCAGAACCTGGAAGGGGATTGTTCATGGGGTACCTTTAAAGTATTGTTTGCCAGTAAGGGGAGCAGTTTAAAGGACATGCTCAGGTCTCACGCTTAACGAGGGCTACTCGTATTGCGTTTGCAGAACAGGGGGCATATCGGCGTAGGGGGCGCTGCCGTTGCGGTGCTTAACTACACGCTCGTAGCAGAGGTTATAGCCGATAGCGTCTACCGTACTGTCTTCGTGGTCGGGGGTAGCGCAGCGGCGGGAAACCTTCACCTGCTCTAGGCAGAGGGCAACCTCCTCCGGGGTAACGGCTTCCGCGAGCTTACCGCTGAGCACCATCGTGAAACCGAGGGCGATGCGGGCGAAGTCTTCGGCGGGGTGGCCATAGTTGTCCTCACGATTACCGAAGACGGCGGAGGCCGCGAGGTCTGCGGCTGTGGGGGTGATGCGAGCTTTGCGTTGCTTAGCCATGTTAGGCTCCTTTCGAGGTGGGTTGTTGGGGGACTTTTATTAAAGATGAAGCGCCCCCATTTCGCAACATCAGAACCACCAACTCCCCCGTATGCAGCTTCCGCTGTGCGATAAGGCGAAGGAGAGTGAGGAGGTGCTTCGCAAGCCTACCCGCCTCTGGGGAGGTAAGCAGGAGCTCGGGGGCCTGGGCGTTATAGAACACTGCGTCGGGGACGTGTTCGAGATGGAGCAGCCCAAGCTCAATTTTAACTAAGGCCTTCTCGAATTCTTCAAGGGACATGGACATTAGAGACCTTTCAACTTCGCGCGGGTGGCGGGTGCGGAAGCGGCGAGTTGCGCTACCATCGCGGAGTACTCGAGCGACTCCCCTCCGTGCATAGGCCACGGCTCCCCACCGCTGCGGCGCGTCAGGCCGAGAATGCGGAAGTCGGACAAGCCGATGACAGCGTTAGCGATGAAGGTCTTTGTTTGTATCTGCACGGTTGCTTGGTAGCCGCAATCGAAACGCTCGACAAGACTGGGGGCAGAAGGCTTGGCGGCGGGCGGCGCTTCGGGCGGTTTGCTCGGCGTGGCGGTTGGTTGCGTTTTGCTTGGTATCAGTGCCATTTGTTTCTCCTTGGTTAAGTGTTACAGTGAAAGGTTGTCGAGGGAATCGCCAGCGTCCTCCGGCTCGCTCATGCGAACGCGACAGAGGTTCGCATTATCTGTGTCCAGCTCGATACCGGTAGCGTAGCACTTCATCCGGCTGGCGGCGGGGAAGATAGTACCGGAACCTGCGAAGAAGTCGATGACGCGGTCGCCTGGGCTAGCGGAACGGGAGAGCAAGTCGCAGTATAAGTCAACCGGCTTCTGCGCACCGTGGGTGAGGCCGCGAACGGAGGGAACGAAGATGACATCGCCCTTGACCTGCAGCACCGGCTTGTTCCCCTTGATTGCGTAGAGAATAGCCTCGTACATCCGGCGGGGAGCGTGCTCAGGGCGCGGCAGCATTCCCGTGGTCTTAGCCCAGATTAGCGGAATCGGCCAGACGTACCAGCCAGCTTCCTCGAAGCACCGCTGGAGGAAGGCGAAGCGGCGGGGGTCGCAGAAGACGTAGGCGTGGGCCTTTGGTGCGGCGATACGGAAGCCTTCCTTCGCAATGTGCTGAGCGAGCTCGTTGAAGTACTGCTCGCTGTCGGAGTAATTATGCCCGTGGTCGGACTGCTCCCCGAACTTATCAGCGTCGATGCCGTAAGGGGGGTCAGTGAGGATGACTTGGAAATGGTCGGAGGGGAGGTCGGCGGTGAGGTCGAGGGCGGAACCTTCCAGCAGCGTGTGGGGGGAGGCCGGCTTCTCGATTTCATATTGCTCTGCGAGTTGCGCCGTCTTCGCGCGCTGCGCTTTCTTTGCGACGACCTTCATCGCTTCCTTCTGCGTCTTCGCGGCGGCGACTTCCGGGTCAGCGAGGTAGCGGGAAAGGATAACGGCGTCGGCAACTTGCGAGGGGGCTGCACCGAGATTGTCGGCGGCTTCCCCACCAAGGATTTCCGCAGCAGTCGCGGCGAAGGTTTGCGTCCCCCCTCCTTCGGCAGCTTGAGCGGAACGGAGCGCATGAAGCTCGGCGGTGGCGGTTGCGAGTTCCTGCCACGACAAATCAACACGGCGAGTGTTCTCCTCCAGTTCCGCTTCCTTCAGTGCGAGGGGAGAAAGCTCCTTCAGCAGCGTAACCGGGATATGGTCGGGGGGAGCAAGTTCTTCGTTACATTCAATCTGCCCACCGCATTCGAGGATGGAAAGCATGGCGCGGTAGCGGCGCTCGCCTGCCACCAGCGTGTACCCCTCCCCCTCCTTCCTCACCACAATAGGGTGGAACAAACCTTTATCCTGAATGGAGGCGGCGAGGTCGGCGATGGCCTGCGGTGTGAACGTGCGGCGCTGGCGGTTGTCGGGGATGGCGAGGGAGGAAAGGGCTACGAAAAGCATCTTGAGTTCCTTTTATAGTAGTGAAGGTGGTGGGGGTGGGAGGCGACTACGCCGATTACCTGCCTCCCGTCAGGTGTGGAGAGCTTAACGAGGAAAGCCAGCGCAACCCCGGATTAGCCCATCGGCTGTAGGACTAATCTACCAGCCCACTGCGGAGGAAAAGGAATAAAACCCTCACAATGCGCTGATAGGTAGACCTACTACCATTGCGCCTTACAGCGCAGCAACACCTTTAACGGCAGTGTAGATTGCCTCGCCACCGATACGGTGCTTCACAGTAACGCGAGCAACGTTACCTACCAACATTGCAGGTGCCCACGGCTGGCCGGCGATGTTTTGCCGTAATGCTTCGCGCAGACGCCCCAGTTGGATGTTCTTGCCCTTCGAGGTGTCAAGGCCGCCACCAGCAGTCATGTCCAAGAATACAGACTGGCGCACGGTTGGCTCTGTAAGACCGGTTACTGCCGCTACGTTAGCGTCGTCGATTGCCCACCTCACATCCAAGATAATGGAATCCTTGACTTGGCGAGCGGCGACATCCTTGATAACAGCGTTGTATTCTCCTTCCGGTACGGGAACGGCTTGGGTATCGAGTGCGGAAGCGGTCTGAGTGGAAAGGAACAGGTCAGGGTCAAATTGAGACATGGTTGTTACTCCTTAAAAGTTACGGTTATGGTACAAAGTCCGCGGTATGATAAGCTCATGCGCGTGAGGCCTTATGCGATTACGTGATGCGTTCGCCATTGTGCGGGAACTGTGGGAGCAATGCAACCCCCCGTTACGCCTTGGGAGTTGGCAGTACTTGCCCGCCCCGCCGCACCCAGCTCGCCAACATTTCGACGAAGGTAGCGGGGATTTTGTCGGAGATGGGGAGGTTGCGCGCCTTCAGCGAAACATTCATGGAGGCCGTTGACCAGCGGAAGGTCGAACCCGCGCGGATGCAGTGGACGACATCGGAGAAGAAGCGGGGGAGCTTTGGCGCAAGCTTCTTTCCGAGGGTGGAGGCCATTAGTTCCACGCCGCCGGTAACTTCATTCGATTCCCGTTCGAGGTGCGCGGTGAGGATGAAGTGGCACTGGAGGGAGGTGGCAAGTTTGTCCACGAGCCGCCCGAGGTTATCCTGGGCTACCCCCCAGTCGGCCATAGATTTGCAGGGCTTCGAGCCGGTAACGAGGTTCATGGCGGCGATGCTTAAGCCGCTGAGAGAGTCGAGGACAAGGACTCGGTCGGTGTTCCAGCTATCGACCGCGCCGAAGCTCACCCCCGTTCGCTCGTCGGTGAAGTTGGAAAGGCAGGTTAGAACTTGGATGAACTCCGTGTACTTGCCTTTCTTAATGTCGGACATCTTGGCGAGCGACTCGAAGGACAGAGTGTTGATTTTCTGTGCCGAGTCAATCATGTCCGACCAGTCGGGGGAAGCGGGAGGGATGTAGTGCCAGTGGAGCTTTTCCGAAGGGATGTCGGAGAGAACCTCCATTCCCGGCTCGGTGAAGAGGACGAAGACCTCAAGGCCGGCATCGAGGAGGGTGCGAATGGCGTGGGTTTTGCCTGTGCCGCTTTCCCCGACCATCAAGGCCTTGAATCCGGGAATGGGGGAAGGTGTTACGTTGAGTTCTGTCATGCTAGTGCTCCTTAGGTAAGTGAAGGGTGTGGCGGAAAAGCTCTGCGTTGGCCAGCTCCTCACGGAGACGGCGGAGAAAGGGAAGGCGCTCCGGAGGAGGGAGGTGTCCGGCGATTGGAAGGTTGGCGCGGAGGTGAAGGTGCGCGGCTTCCAGTTCCGGTGTTGCAGGGTACGGGTGAGGCTGTTGTTGCATGGTTAAGCTCCTAAGCGTGGTGGGTAAAGGTTGTCGGCGTAGATTGGTTGGTTGAGTTCCTTCTCCCTGTACGCGATAGTGAGGAGGAGCTCACGCTGGAGTGCGGCAGGGGGGAGGCGGCTGTTCCACACGCTGTCGTAGCTGCTCCAGAGACTGCCGGGAAGTTGCCAGCGTTCCACGGTTCCGAAGCTCCACGTACCGAGGCGGTCGCCGATTTCGTGGCGCTCGCAGAAGGCGTTGCGACAGTGCGTGGGCTGCCCCTCGACGGTAACGGTCGCCCAGACCTCCGCGCAAATGGGGCAGAAAAATGCCTCGCCGTAGGGGGCGCAGAGTTGCTCACGAACCCAGAACTTCCCCACTTTGCTGACGGCGAGAAGTTCCTTGCGGAGGAAAATGTACTGGGTGAACTCAGCGGGCACGGCTTAGCCCTCCCCATGCTCGCGGCGAAGGGGGTCCCAGGTGTTCGTTTCGTAGTACTGGGAAGCCCAGGCTTCAGGGTTCGGGGAGGAGCAGAGGCGTTCGTAAGCGCACCCGCCGTAGGCGTTGCAGCCATGCTTGTCGAGATTGGCAAAGGCAAGCTTCGTATCGGCGTAGATGCGGAGCATGTACTCGACCTCGCGGAGAAGCTGCGAGTACCAGCGTTCGATTTGCCACTGAGGGCGGTAGATGATTGCCTCGGCGGTATAGTACTTTGTCTTGAGGATGGAGATGCCCCGGATGATGGCGCCTGATACGGGGAGGCCGTACTGCTGCGCGCCCCAGAGATAGCCCGTGAACTGAGAATCGAGGTTCCAGTTCCGCGACCACTGTGCGCCGAGGGAGGTGGAGGTCTTCTCGTCCACGACGAAGAGGGAGCCATTCTTGTGCGTGGCCAGCATGTCGAAGCGACCGCAGTAGAGGAGCGGTTCGCCGGTGTCTGGATGGGGAATTGGAAGCGGGATGGAGAAGGAAAACTCAATTCCCCGCTCGCCGGAGGAGGAAGTGTAGGGGGTGAGGAAGTCGTTGTCGAGTCGGTGGATGGAGAAATAGTATTCGAGAGCGCCGGCCATCCGCTCGAGGGACTTGGCTGACCCTTCGGGGGCTTCGTAGTCGCCGTAGAACTTAATGAGCGCGCCCACGCCGACAGCTACCGCATCGTCAGGGGAGAGGTTTTGCTCGAAGTAGGCGCGGCGGGTAGCTTCCATCCCGTGTGCGAAGGCGCCGCCAGCGTGAAGGTGGACGTTAGTCCCCTGCGGGGAGAGTTTGTGCAGGTGGGAGTAGACGAACTTCTGCTGGCAATGGGCAAAGGTCGAGCGGATTGTGTTGTCGATGGTCTGAGGGAAGCTCAGAGTGTCGAGCGACGGGGTGGCGAGTAAGCGGTGGGCGTCGGCGAGGATGCGGTGCTGAGTCATGGTAGAGGTTCCGGGTTAGGTTAGGTTAAAGGCCGAGCTTTTCGAGGTCGGCGAAGAGGTCGTCGTCGGAAATAGGGGCGGCGGAGGCCTTCGACTTCGACTTCGACTTTGACTTCGAAGGTCCGGTGGGAACGGTTCCTCGAGCGTCGCGGAGCATCTGGATATAGCGGCGCTGCTCTTCGATGGTGAGCTCTTCGCCAGCAAGGACGCGGCGGCGCGCTTCGTTGAGGGTATCGACTAAGGATTGGGACATTGTGTGGCTCCTAAGGGTTAAGGGGTAAGGGTTAATGGGGGGCGTTTATGTATAATGATTGTCCCCCATTCCGCTAAGCAATGCAAACTTATACGCTACTGCTTCGCTAATGGGTATCACTCCTCACGCAGTCGGCCATAAGCGCCAATCCATAGTTCCACCACCGCGTTATCTTCGAGGGGGACTAGTAGCTCTTCTCGTACAGCCCAAGCTATAAACCGGTCATCACTGCCCTCGAGGTCGCTATCCGGAGGGAGGCGGTAAGGCCCTGTCTTCTTAAACCGTGCGAGCTCTTGCTCCACGTCAAAATCGCGGCCTGCTAACCAGTGCCCTTGCAAGCAATAGTCCGAGTACTCCCCGCTGGTTATCGCTACTATCTGCCCTTTGTTGATTTTCATTTTCAATCTCCTTCGGTTCTAAAAACAGTTGTCGGTTTCGTCGGGGCTTGCGGAGGTGGGAGGGCCTCCGTCCCGCAGAACCCCTAGTTCCCGCATAAGGGCGTAGGCTTCGGCTTCTTTCTCCAGTGCCACTTGCACTGCAAGCTCCGCGAGGTGGGCACGCGCTCGCGCTCCGGCACGTAGTAAAGCGGCGTCGTCGAGCAGGTCGTTAAGTTTATGTACGGTGTACACTGCGCGAAGGTGGCGGCAAAGTTTCTTTAGCATTTTAATCTCCTAATTATTTTCCGAGCCATTCCCAAAATATCTGCAACGCAACACCGGCGATGCAAGACCCGGCGGCGATCAGCACCACTTCGTCGGAGGTAAAGATGAGTTCGTTTATGGGCATTTTCATTCTCCTTCGTTGTTAATCTGCGGCGGTAGTGGGCGGCGAATCTTCTGCTCCGAGATGTAGCGGACATTTCCCCCGCTGCGCGGCCAGTGCCCGTTCCAGAGCTTCGGAGGGGACGGTTTTGGCTAGGGCTTCCCTGAGTTCGGCTATTATCTTGTCCTTTGCGTTCGGATATGCTTGAACTAGGAATCCAATCGTTCTTGCCTCTGTTACTTTAGGAAGCCCTAGCTTGGTCGGATGAGGGTCGTGAAAGACTTTACCATCACAGCCAACTACAGAATGCCCAGTTCCACTAAATCTTGGGCTGTCATCTGCTATCTCATGGTAGATAGGAATAGTTATTCCTGCATCCTTCTTCCACTGTGGAATGTCCCAAGCGTTAAAGCTCACATAGACTAATCCGAACTGAGCGAGGTATTCACTCACTCTAGTGTTGAATGTGAGCGCATCGCAGTTGTCATGCAGGAAGTGAGGGACTTGCTCAGTATCGAGGCCAAGTAAGGTTGCTAGTGTTGCTCTGTAGCAGTCTCCGTATATTCCATTGTCAGGGTCATGTGGGACTAGCTGCTCTGCAAGTCTTATTTCCCCTGCCGTCCTTGCATCCTTCTCCGCCAGAAGCGCATCGCGCTCGGCTACTTGTTTGCGCAATTCAGCGACTTCTATTTGCAGTGCGACTTTTTCAAATGCTGATAGTGCGTTCATTTCGATTCTCCTCCCTTATCCTTCGGTGCAGGTGCGGTTACGATGTAGGAATGCAGTTCCCCGCAGCAGAGCGGGGCGGCTTCGCCGAGGCTTCGGCTGACCTTCCCGCAGTAGGGGCAGCACCACTGGCCAGCGTAGAACCGGCGTTCTTCGGGAGTCAGGTCGTTGGAGTTGTAGGTGGCCATGACTAACCCTTAAACCCATTCTTCCGCGCCCAGTCGAGGACGAGGCGCTCGACGAGGGCGGAACGCTCGCCGTAGCCGAGGCCGCCACGCACTGGGTCGGCGAGGAGCATGTCGATGTAGAGGGCGAGGTCGTGGCGGATGGAAACCTTCCACTTAACGGCAGGAACGGAGCGAGCGGGCCTTCCGCGTTTATTTGCGCCGTTCCGTTCCTTTTCAACATGGGCAACGGTAAGCTCGACGAGAGCTTTGAACAGCGCTTTGTCGGCAGCTTCTTCCCATTCAGCATTGGGGTCACCGAGGGCTTCGCCGTAGAGGTCGAGGAAAGGCCGGTCATAGAGGGTTCCATCCTTCAATCCGGCCTCGACAACGTGGCGGAGCGCGCGAGGGTCTAGGTTAAGGGCGAGGCTCATAGCACCTCCGTTTCGTAACTGATGCGGCCGGCCTCGCTAAGCATGTCTTCTGCCTCGCTAGTGAGGGCGGGGTAGAGGTTGACTTGAACGAACTGATTGATGAAACGGCGCCTGTAGGGGGAAAGCTCCATAGTGTCCTCCGGAGGCTGGTAGTAGACGGAGAAGAGGTCGAAGCTTGCGCCAAGACCTACGGTAGTATCGGCTGGGATGTACTCCCCTTCAACGGTAACGGAATGCTCGCCGATGTCGCCGAAGTCGAGGATGTGAGAGAAAGTGTGGAATGCGGTCATGTTGACTCCTTAGTGGAAGGAAAGGGAAAGTTGGGGGGAAGGTTGCTTTGGCCCCATCCGGCGGACAACATCCTCGAAGGAAAAGCACAGATGGCAGTAGTCCACCGTTTCGTAGCTCACCTCGATGCGTTGCGGGAGGGCGAAGATTTCGTCGGTGAGGCAGTGGTTCGCGAGGGAGGTGAAGCGGCGAGCGTCGCCGGGGCAGTTCGTGGCGAGCTCTTCGAGGTACACGCCTTGCTGGTAAGTGTGTTCGCAGCCGCAGGAACAGGTCTGGCGGAGGATGCGGAGGGTTCGCGCAACGGGCTTCCACTTAGGTGCAGGAGGAGGCGGGGGAAGCGCGCCGATGTTCAAGGTGCGTTTCGTTTTCTTCCCCTTCCCTTCGCGGGTTACTTTCGCGAGGAGCTCGTCGAATCCCTCGAGCTCATCGGAAAGGTCGTCGAATTCGGAAAGGTCAAGGTTGAGGTCTTCAGTCATGGTTCGGTTCCTTTATTACGTTCCCCTTGGGGGGAGGGTTGCCACCTGGGAAGGCGGAATGAATGGGGGTCATTCATTGGGGATTATTGTCCCCCATTTACCCCAGCATTGCAACCCCTTTCCCGCCCTTATTCCGCGTCGAGAGCGGGATGGTAGATGGCGAGGATAACGGCGGAGGTTGCGGCGGCGAGAACGCGGTCTTCATCGCGCGGGTCGAAAGGCGCGTCGCCGAGCGTGGAGAATGGAACGGGAAGTTCACCGGCCAGCCCGTGGACGCGGCAGTCGCCGGTTACGAGGTCGAAGGTGGTGAAGTAGAATTCCGGCGGCTCGCCGCCGATACCAACAAGGACGGAGATGGCGAAGGGGGAGGTTTCGAGGTGGAAGGCGGAAGTTTTCATGGGGAGGTTCCTTTGCGAATTAACACAGGGTGAGCGCGGCGGCTCGCGGTGTGCAGTGAAATCCCCCGCAGAGGCTCGAGGCGAGCGTACGGGGGGAGGGTTGGTTACAGGTCGAGTTCCAGCTCGTCGTCCCCGGCCTTGGCGGCACGGGCGGCGGCTTTCTCTGCGCGGATGTCGGCGATTGCCGCTTTCACCTTCGCGTTACCGCGCCACAACTTCAGCGTATCCTCCGAAGCCTGCGCAACGGCAGCGGCGGCCTTCGCTACGTCCACACCCTTGATGCGGGCGATGGCGGCGGCCAGTTCACTGACGCGCGATTTGCCTTCGCCGGAAGCGCGGGCAACCTTCCATTCGCCGG